CTCTATCGCTTGCTTCTTCTTCCCACTTCAACATTTTCTTCCTTTCGTTATTATAATAATCAACACTCGCTTTCTCTGCTTCCAATCTCTCTTGGTTTATTCTCTCCCATTTCCCGTCGTCAGTTTCTCCTGTTTTTATTTTCTCCATTTCATCTAAAACAATTTTATCATTTACTTTCCTCTGCATAAAAAGAGCTTTTGCTTTATCTGAAAATCCTTTATATATATTTGACATTGGTAATGCTCTCATAATAGTTTCCCATACGGTATTATCAAAAATATCTTCTTGTTCTTTTAGAAATTCCTGCATCACTTCGAGGTCTCCGCTATTTATTGCTTTGTTTGCTGTAAAACCCATTATTTCTTTTGCTTCCCCTGCCGCCCATTCTCCCCATGGGTATGTTCCAATCATAGCCCCTATTGCTGCCACAACACCGCCAACTTTTAATTTAGAAATAGTTGTTACTTGGCTTACTTTTGTTGCCCCTGTTTGTAAATTTGTTGATGTAACTTCTTTTGTGCTTGTAAATAATTTTTCTAGTAAAGTTTTAGAAGCCTTTGTTGTTTTTGCATTTGTTAAAATTGTTTTCACTCCCCCCGACGACCCCATGGCTTTTAGTTGTTGTGCGTTCCCTGCTTTGATTGCTGCCTTAGTCGCTTTGCCTATTGAATTGATTGCAGCTATTGCCCCGCCTGCTCCAATAGGAAGTGTGCCTGCTGCGATTGGGCTTTCTTCTGTGCCTAATGGTTTATAGATAGATTTGCCCCCAACTTCCAAACCCTCGCCTTTTATTAGTCCAACACCCTTTTCAATAATACCTTTTTTTTCTTCGGGCTCGTTGAGTTGTATTGTTTCGGGAGTTTTGGCTTCGGGTTTGTTGAGTTCTATTGTTGGGCCTAATTGAATATGTTTTAATTCAGCTTTCTTTTCTGGCTCTTTCTTTTTTTGTTTTGGAGTAGTCTCTTTCTCTTTACCTTTATTATATTTCTCCCAATTCTTTCTCTTTTTTGCTACTGCCTCTTTCGTATATGCTTTTGATGCCATTACTGCCCCTCTCCCGCTGTCGTTTCAGACGGGTCAATATTCTCTGCTCCGTCTTTTTCTTTGTCAGACAATAATTCGTTTTCTAAACTTGCAGGGAAAACTAAATCAATTACTATATTAAGTTGTGCTAAAATCTGCTCTTCTATAAATAATTGTTCTTCCTCTATGTTTTGCTCCCATGCCAAATAAGCAATTTTTGCAGATGCTTCTGTAAATTCCCCAGAGCCCCCGACAATAATTTGAGGAGTGCCAACTGCTTCATAAAAATATCTTCCCTGTGCATCTATCCATGCCTTTGGGTCTAGGGTTGAGTTTGGAGAGATTGCTAATTGTTCGGGCACAACTACATCTTTAGGAACATATAGATTTTCATTCTCTGCATAAGCCTTATCCATCTTTACTTTAAACGCCGCTATCTCTGCCACATCATCAGTATCTAAATGGAAAATCATACGAGGATAAACATTTCTGTGCATAACGATTTTATAATCTGCAATAGCTTCATTACGGGCTAATATGATGTTCTCTATTGAGGTGATTACAGAGTTCCCATGTATTTCGTCAGCGACCCTGTTCCGTGCTAAATGTAGTATTTGGTTAGGTTTGAATTTCTTTGTGGCTTTCTGTGTCTTTGATGTTTGTTCGTATCTTGTAATTATTCCCTGTTTGTCTGCGACAATTTTTATAACACTTGGGTCTATTGGTTTGATATTAATTAATTCATTGTCTTTGTCTCTAATGATTTCAGCGTAGGCATCGCCCCCTATGTAATAAGTTCTTATCATATTCTCTAGGATTGTGTTGAATGTGTCTGCTCCAAATCCCCTTATGGTGTCTAGTAACATTGTTGTTTGTTCGTCTGCCACAAATCCCTTTCCAATAGTCCATGTTGCTTTGGCATTGATTGCAGCGTGAAGTTCGGGTATTGCTTTAAAATAACCAAATTGTTGAGACCAGTCGGAGTTTTGGTATTCTGTCTCTTTCTGCCCCGTTGCCCCGTCGGTGTTTTGTGTATCAACAGAGTAATCACTAATTGCGGTTGTTAGGTCGCTTGCGACCGCTGAACTTATATCTGTTGTTGCCATTATGAATATTTAAACCTCAATCCTGTAACGTATATTTTAGATGTATCACTTTCTAATTTAACCCCCACATAATCCCCTGCTGTTAATGTTCCTAGTGAACCGCTTATATCTAATTCAGTTAACTGGCTAACCGTTACCGCCTTAGTTGAGTCTAATGCTGTTCTATCATCATCATCATATAAAGTTCCTGCTGCTGCGACTCCTACATAAATATCCCACTGAATTGTTTCTGTCGCGTCTGGGATGCAAACTATTACTGCTTCTGTTAATGTTGTAAAGTCGTTGGGCACTGTAAAATTAAACCACGCAAAGTCTGATGTTGACTCTAGTTCCGCGACTCCGAAGCCCGATCTTGACTCTATGTCTACTACTGCCGCCCTTGGGTCTAACAATGGCATAATCATAAATTCTTTAGTAGCTCCGCCCCCTTCCACTGCGTTGTCGTCGACGTATTTCTTATTTGCGATTTGATAAGGAGTTGTTGGGGCTGCTGTTGGTGTTATTCCAAAACTAGAAAATGTTTTAATTCCTGCAATCGTTTCGTTTCCAGTAGTGTCTACGTGTCCCGAATGGGGATTTGCTGCTGCTAAATGTGTGTCTATTACTGAATGGGCATTTGTCCCGATGTTTGTTATATTTGTATGATTAATTGAGCCCTCTATAAAATGTTCCGCCGTTGTGAAGTTGGTTAAGGTGTCGTGATTAATATCCGTTGTTAAATTATGATTGTTTGTTATAGTGTCGTGATTAATATCCGTTGTTAAATTATGAGTGTTTGTTGTTGCGTCGTGGTCGATTGTTGAATCTATTATAAATCCTCCTGATGTTCCGCCGCTGTGATTGTGTTGCGCATTTGTAAAATCTCCTATTTTTGGCGTCCCTACTATATTTGCTGTTTCTCTAACATCTCTTTGCTGGAATAATCCCCCACTAATATCTAAAGCCATCTTTCAATTACCAACTCTTTATTTAAATTTGGAATTGCGCCCTCATTCCTTTGGTCAAAAGGTGTAGCCATTCCCATTCTTACACTCTCTTCATTAATATTCATTCCCCCAGCGACGATAATTCCTAAAAGTCTCCCGTATTTTCCCACTCTGTTTTTTGCGTTTATTAAAATATCAACTTCTTCATTTTCTATTTTTTGTTTTAGCCAGTTCTTGCTTTCTTGTCCGCCCTCTGACATTTCGGGAGCGTTCGTGTCTAAAAATCTAATAGGGAAATCAAAATCTCTAAAGGTAGTTCTCACTCTTACGGTGTCGCCGTCGGTAACTTTAATAACTTTGGCTCTAAAATCTTCTATGATTTGTTTATGTGGGCTCTCAAAATAATAGACTTGCATCTGTGAGTTTGTAAGTTCTGGGAAGTTTTTAAAATCATGCGCCATTAATAAAGGTCTCCACTTTTTTATCTCTCAAAACTGACAAGCCCCGTAGTGCTGCATCTCTCAAAACATTAACTCTATCCTCGTATTCAATCCTTGATAAATTTCCATCTTGCCCCGATGGTTTATAATTAAGAACATATATTGCCGCTAAATCCGAGGCGGCCTCTTTTAATATATTTTTTACATCTACATTAAGAGTTGCATAATTATCAGAAAAATTATAACGGACTATGACATTAATTAGGCTTTCAACTTGCGTAGTGTAGTCATCAACATAAGCCTCTGCTACTGCGGTTGTGCTACAATTATCTCCCGCTTTTCTTTCTACCTCTGCGACCGTGCAAAATATACCTGTTGCCATGTTTTTAACAGAAAGCCATTATATTTAAAGTTTTGTCTTTGGTGCACCAAGCCGCTCTTATCAATGCTTCAACAATATGGCTATAATTTCCGTAAATTTTAAGATACCCGTCGGTGTTTTCGTATTGTATGCTTCTCAAACTCTGTTTTGTGGCGGGATTGTCTTTAAGTCTCACTTTCCCGTTTTCCATCAAATTCTTTAGATTATTGTATAAATCTTCTTTTAATAGGGCTT